CATATCCATGGGTTGTTAGAATGCCTGACATATTTTATATTTAAGAGAAAAAGAAGAAGAACAATCAATTTTTATACCCTAAGAGCAGTTAGATGGCAGTCCAGGTAGATCCGATTGAAATAGGTGGTCTTGTTCTTTTGGGTGCAACGTTTCTCTTAGTCCCTCAGATAACTATCATGTTAAAATCAAGTCTTGATACATTGCCTATGCGCCTTGCTGCGGTCTTAATAATTCTTGGCTCAATATCATACAATAAATACCTTGCTTTAGGAGTATTCTTAGTTATAATGGCCATTTACGTTGATCACCACCATGGTGATGTCTTAAGTGTAATTGGTTCTGCGAATATGTCTGCTTTTGACCCTTCTAGTAATGCTGGTGCAAAGTTATCGAACGCCATGAACCACTTAGACCAAGGAGGAGCTTCAGATGAAACATACGATTCCTCTGATTTCACTTCTAAACAAGAAGACCAAGATAATGAATTCAAGGTGGCCGAGAATTCCATGGACGAAAAGCACACCTTGTTAACCGAACCCCTAGGTTCAAAGGCCGCCAGTTTATTCCCAAATGATTCAAAGCATGTAGATGCCATGGAGCATGGAAATAGAAATGGATATAGTGATTAGATCAAGGTGCTGACGAAAGAACATAGTTGCCAGCGGCATCACCAAAGGCATTTATCTTTACCATATCAGAAGCACGGGTTTCCAAATCATTGATTGAACCTTCATAATATCTGGCAGTTATAGGCAAATTGTTTCTATCTGTAACTACCATCTTTACATATTGACCACCTTGAATAGCATGGACTATGTTTCCATTAGGAAGGACGTGTCTTTTCTGCACAGGTATTCTAGCACCAACCCAGTTTCCAGTAAGAACAAAACTTGGCAGAGGAGGTGGAGGGCAAGAAGGAGGTGGAGGGGGAGGAGGGCACGCAGGGGAGGAAGGTGCTACAGCAGCGGCAGCAGCTGCAGCAACAGCAGAGGCGCATGCAGGTACACGTAGCGCTGCCCGTGCCTCCTCTACCTTTTTCACGTTATAACAACTATCGAAATTTGCTTCATTTTCGGCTTGTGTCTTATATAAGCGACACTGGAGCTGTCTAGGATTAGAAGGTTGGAGGCCATCAGCGGTAGGAACAGAAACAGAACACCCTTCTATGCTTACATCAGAACCAAAGTAATTTGGAATAGAAGAAGGGCATTTACCAAATCCTCTTCTAGTAGCTTCAGAAGTGGCATAGTCAGAACAAGTTGGTAACCCGGATTTAGATTTAGGTGATAATGTGCATACCAAATTACCGTTACATTCACTATCTACTATATCCCCATTACAGCATAATGTCTCACCATTGTCTGTTATAAAACTTGTGGTTCTTGATGGACATGTATATACCGCAAATCCCTCCTTTAAAGGTAAAGCATGTGACGATTGTTTTATGAAATAAGCAAGTAATATGGCTGTTATTCCAACACATAATAGCCATATTATAAATATAAGAGCCTCAGACATATCTATTAGTTATCCGTCTTTTCATCATAAGCTAAAAATAACATAAGCATAACAAAAGAAATAATAAACATTACAACATGAAATATTTTGGTATTTAATGGATAGGCGGCATCTGCGTGCAAGAATATATAAGCAATAAACCCTAGATACGAAAGAAGAGCAACCGTGCCGAAGAAGGTTATAGTAGTTGTTAGAACATTTTCAACGTCACCTGGCATAATGCCGGGGTCATTTTCATTTGCGAAGCTTGATACTGTTATTTCTTGAATGCGAATATCAGTACCACGATATCCATTTCGAAAAGACTTAATATCTGTTCCAAGATACTCAATACCCTGCCCTGGCTGCAATGGTCTAAGTACAGTATCAGATGCTGTCTTTCCTTTTAAAGGTTTAAAAGATACAACTTCCACGCGTCCATTAATATCACCAACAACAAGTATTACATTATCCCCGATATCAGCAGCATGATATTTAGACCCAGGCGAGAAATTCCCGCCTTGAACGGTACCTGTTTTCGAAACAGTCAATGACAATGAACCATCTTGTAGTTCCGGAATAACGCCAGTTATTTTATATATTTTTGTAAATTTAACTTCACGTCCACCAGATTCTCTCATTTCTTGATTAACTGTGTCTTTCACACTTTGTCCCGTTGTAGGATCTACCATAATTTCACCGTCAACTATATCCTTTGATGGATCGATGGTGTAACACTTATAAGCCTTCTTTTTTGGTTTTGCTCTTGGAGGCGCAGGTGAATTAGAAATTTCTGCCAGAGACTTTCCAAGGAATGCTTCAGGAACTAAAATTTCGAATTTCTGTAAAACATCTGCTAAAGCACTTATAGGGTTAGGCGCAGCATTTGGCACTAGGTTCGATTTGGTATTTTGATTTGGAAATGCATCTGCACCAGTACCATCCTTGAACTGGATAAGATTGTGACCAGATGCAAATATATCTAGAGGGCCATTTCCAGTTGTAACTAGCGTATATTTTCTGATAGAACTACATTTTCCTAGGCCATTTTCACTTGCAAATACATAAATAGGTTGAGTTACAACATTTACACGTATTCTCAAACTAGCATAAGAAGCACCTCCTGCTTTTAAAAGTTTGACTGGCATACATGTTTGATATGTAACAATTGGCATTAGCATATAAGAATTATATCCAAAAAATCTAGATAAATCAATAGATGCTCCTTGGGGTGAGTTTCTAAAAGTAGCGGTATCGACTGCATTCCAGAAACTATTTGGTGGATTTGAACCAGATGATTGGAATACTATAGGTCTACACAAGAGTATAATATCTGGAGAAGACGGATTTGTTGACTTATTTGTTATTTGAAATGCTAAAATCATTTCATACTGAGCAGAGTTATCTTGACAAAAAGTGGGGTGCTGATTTTGAACAATAGAAATTATACCAGAACACTTGTATTGAGCGTTTCCAAATGTAATCGTAGAACCATCGGGATTAAAACCAGATATCTGAAAGACGCCGGGCACACCTCCTGAAGATGTCGTATATCTTACCGAAATGGAGGCATTTGCCTGAATACCATTATTAAGCCATTGTATAGAAAAATCCGTGGGGATAGTCAGGGTTTGAATTTGTCGTTGTGCATCATTCGTAGCAGGCCATTCTCTATACAGAGACTGTGCTAAAGTTACAGGAAATCCAGTATTATCCCCTGGTTTACATTGGGCCTCAGACATTACTACTTAATATAGTCATCGTTTGTTTATCGGATGATATCTCGCACCTTATATATTGTAACTTGTCCACCTTGATTCAAGGTGCTAATCTTAACAGTATCACCATTGAATAATTCAGGACATCCAACCTGGTCTTGACAATCACGCCCCTGCATTTCAATGGGAAGTGGTAATGGGTTATAAGAATCCGTGCGTGTGTAATAATTATACCGCTCCCTTGAGGATATGCATCTGCGACCAAACAGAGGTAAAAGTTTGCCATCACTTGTTTTAACAACACCCATTGACTGATATTCTTCCGCAACTCCTTGAGTTGGTATATTGAATGGCGTAGAAGGATTTGGAATGCGAGACATATCGGGAGGAGTATCCCAATCTCTCTCTGGTTCCGGGGCACGTGAATAACGACTGTCGGAACCTCTTAAATTTAATTGTATAGAAGGCGTCGCTTGGACTGTGGCAGGTTGTCTTGGTAATACGATAATGTCGGGAGCAGTTTTATAAGACCGTATAACAAGGGCTACTACAACAATAAATATAAGAGATAAGGTAATAGATGGCCATGATATAATTCCGAACTTATTTGGAAAACACACCATACCAGGTGGACAACGTGAAGGCATTCTAATGAAGGCTTTGCTTCCATTAGAGTGACTGAGTGTATTTTAATTAAACCTGTGCGCTTTCACCAAACATTTGTTGGAAAGTCTCCATGAGTTCTTTGCCATCATTCATCATAGGCTTCATGGTACCAAGCATACCCATCAAGCTTTTCTGGGTCTCAATAAGTTGCTTTGTATCCTTTGTCATTGCATTTATTTGGTCAGGATTTAATCCTTGAATAGCCTTGATTAACGTAGAACCTGCGTCTATGTGAGGACCATTTTTGACTTGAGATGGTATTTCACCAAGCTTAAATGGCATAGCCATTTCTTGTTTACCAGCTACAGCCGCGGGCTTCCCTTTCTTCGCTTCTTTTTTTTGGTCTTCGAAACCTTCAAGCAAAGGCGCACCAATTCCAAAGCCGGGGCGACTATAACCGGCTGTTGTTATATTTTTGAATACTTTATTAAAAAATCCCTCCTTTAGACTTTTAAACATATTCATCTTTGTAAAGCCCTCTTCTTCTTCATCGTCCCTGCGTGAGCGGAAACCCTCTTCCTCGTCTTCATTCCTATTACGGAATTCCTCTTCATCATCGCGATTGGAGCGGAAACCCTCTTCCTCGTCTTCATTCCTATTACGGAATTCCTCTTCATCATCGCGATTGGAGCGGAAGCCCTCTTCCTCGTCTTCATTCCTATTACGGAACTCCTCTTCATCATCGCGATTGGAGCGGAAGCCCTCTTCCTCGTCGTCATTCCTATTACGGAACTCCTCTTCATCATCCATGCGACCTCTAAAGCTTTCCTTTAGCTTTCTTATCACCCTTGAAATATCTTCAGGGCCAGTAAATACATTAAATCCTTCTTTCTTAATGACGCCATAGCGCATTAGAATTGCTGTTGTAAATAATACAAGAATGGCGGATCCAGTTGCATACTGTATGGAATTTGTCATGGAATATACTATAACAGCAGCACCCGCCGATACAAGTGTCATAGAAAGTGAGAGCTTTCCAAATACTAGAATAAAAGCTAGAGTTAAGGCTATTAAACTTGCGCAAACTGCGGGAGGCTTCATCTATACTAACCAAGTAAAGGAAGTATTATGCGATTTGCCCCCCAAAATAGAAAACCGACCAACAGCGCTTTTGAAAGTTGACCGTATAAATTCATATCACCGGAAGCCTTCAACATCCATGGCGCATAATGTGCGACCAATACACTCAAAAACGGCAGGTTAACGATGAATACTAGAATTGCGATTAAAATAGGTACCTTTAGCTCAACACCTAATAAATTACTCCACGCTTTACCCTGACTTGCCTGCATATTTGCAATCTGAGCAGCTAATTGAGCTTGCTGATTTGCAGTCGTTCCATAATTCTGCGTAGGAGCCCAATTACCACCGGGTGCAAAACCGGGGGTGGAACTCTGAAGCATCTGAGCAAAATCAGCAGATGTAGGATGATGTCCCCCAATTATATGCGCAGTAGATGGACCAGGATCCATCTGATACTGCTGGGTTGATTGCTGGGGAGGAGGCATAGGCATCATTGGTCCCTGAACACCACCCGGGGCCATACCTGAAGGGATACCCGGGCGTACTTCCTGGCTAGAATTCATATCTTGATATATCATCTTCACAAGGTCACCATCACCAGAGAGAGGTGCTTTTCCATCTAAATCAGAAAGTAATGTGCCCTGGGCGTTAGACATTCTTTTTTTTAGACATAAAGAAACCGGGGTTATATAACGCAGCCTACAAACGTACATTTTCAAATGCCTCAATGACACCTTCTTTAGGACATTCCATCTGAACTGTGTCAAATTTATAACACTTAGAAGCGATGTGATAGATTGAATCGCGAACTTCATGTATAGGTGGTGCTCGAACAATCATACACTCTCTCCCATGGCATATAGGTGCTATAATAACGACTATTGCTAATCCAAGCATAAATGATACTATACTGCCAAACAGTGGATTTTTCAAAACACCTATAATCATCTTTCTATATCTTACCTAGGTTAGATGAAAGGTATACTTGGATTTTTCAATATTTTAACATTTTCTATAGGGGTTGTTGCAGGCCTACTGTATATAGGGCTTGGTGGTAAAGGTGCACATGAGGTTATTTACAAATACCCTCATCCGACAACAGTAGATACCTTAGTATATAAAGACCCAAATGGTGCTTGTTATAGATACAAGGTTGAGCAAGTAGATTGTGATAGGAATGAAAAGAAATTAAAAGAATACCCCTTGTCTGGATAATTTACAGAAATCCAGGTAATGAAGGCGCAGGGGCACCGGCTGCAGATGTTAGTTTCTTCGATTTGAGAACGGTCTTCTTCTGTCCGATAATAACACCCTTCGCAACGTCTTCATTTGTTTTTTCTGGTGCTGGAGCTCCTGAAGCTGCTCCCGGAGCAGAAGACTTTGCTTTTACAGCAGGAAGAGGTGGCGCCTTAACTTCTGGTTCAGCTAATTCAGCTGCCATTCCTAAGTCAACATAGAGGCTTGTTATAGGCTCTAGACGACGTTTCAATACATAGACAGGTGATCCAATCTTCCTAACGTCACGCTTACTCTGAAAAACATCTTTTAAAGAAAGACCATCGATTTCTTCTAGCCATTTTTGCGGCCTTACTAGAGCTGAGCGTCTTTCCATGAGGCCTAGAACCTTAAGATTTTGCGCAACTACCTCCGAAGCAGGACCACCCTCTTTATGATTTTTAACTAAGGCCAAGAGTGTCTTACGCTCAAGTTCAATTTCTTCTTCAAGCGTCGAAATCTGCGCATAACGTTCATCAAATTCGGCTTTTCGCTCTTCAATTGTCTTAAGACGACGGTTTGGTAAGGGGACGCGAACTTCAGGACTATCCTTTACAGCCGGAATGATTGCCTGATTATCAGTAATTTCAACTGCCCGGTTAAGTTTCTTGGCCTTTCTGAAAAATTTTGCATCCAGTCGCGCAGCCATCTGTTAGATACTAGGTTGATTATCCTATTATTTTTCCATTAAGACTATTCAGAGATGTCGAACACATCGAACAATTCTTCAGGTACGCCGGGTACAACTAGTGAACCTAAGAAGCTCTCTGGTGTAAGCAGTGGCGTTCGCATATCAACTGCACTAGTTGTTGGGATTATCCTAGGTTTATTCATCTTGGTATGGGATTCCAATATTCTACCTCATGGGATAATGCCCGATTGGATTGGCGGATACGTATTTATCCCCATGCTATCAGTAGTCTTAGGATATGGAATATCTTGTTTGGTTCAGCAATTGAGTTGTGGACAAGTCCAATGGCTGATACAATTACAAAAGGTTTCTATCGTGCCGTTACCTTTCATAGTTGTTAAATTTGTATTATATATGTTGCCTTCTCTAAGATGGCCAATTGAAGGCCTCATACAATCAGTATCACCTGAATTAAGAACTGGGCTTTCTTCTGCCTTCTATACTTTCTGGACTGGCCTTTACTGCCAAAGTATGTTAAATAGTGCATCACAATTGTGTCCTAAATAATTACATATCTGGTTCTTCGGGTCCCAGATAAACATATCGGGGAACTCCGTTTCTAGCCGTTGAAGTTTCATTCAGCATATAGTATCCGGGAGCCAATTCGATATTTGAGTTTCGTTTGCTATTATTGTATTGACGATTGTTTCGTGGTGGTGGTATTTGTTGAGTATTGTGCTGTTCATCAAGCATTGCATGTTCCATCAAAGAAACAAAGACATAAGAAATGAACATCCATACAATTGCAAATAGCCAAATTGGCATATATGTGAAATGTTTGGGGTCGCGTCCTATTCCAAATTCCTTCCATCTCCCATCGTCACGAAACATGAATCGCGGTCTTATAACCAATACTACCGCAATTCCTGTTAAATACAAAAGTCCAGCGACGACTAACCGTCTCATCTATTATCATTCTGTGATTATTGTTTTGGTATAAATAACCAGGTATACGAGGACTTCAATTATCATCATCGAACCCGTTGATATTGCCTAATTCACCATCATCTATATATCCTGCTTCATCACCACCCTCTTGAAAGTATCCAAGGCCATCCATCTGACCTTGTTCTTGACCAGCACCTCCTTCAGGACCCACTCCAGGAAAATCTATAATACCTGCCTGGGCTCTTTGGTCTCTTTCAATGTCATATCGGTCTTTGTCATATGCGTAGATAGCCTTTGTTCCTCCAACTGCCCATTCACCTATACCTAGTTTCATTTGTATTTTTGTTATGTCCTTTTGAGCACGAGGCATATCTGTCATTTTTCTTAAAATATTTGCTTTCTCTGCCTCACTTCTTTTCGCAATGAGTTCTCTAATCTGCTGGGGGGTCAAATTCAAACTTTCTTCTTTGAACCTATTTACCATATCGCTAATGAATTTTGCAGGGAATAGAGCTTGCTGTTCAACTTGAGATGAAGGTCTTTCTGTATCTTCCGCAATTGGTAAAGTATTGGGGTCAACAAAATTTGCTAATGGGCTAAATAGACAAAATTTCAAAAAATACTCATAGGTCTGAACACCCCCTGGTATTTGTATAGGCCTTAGTGTTTCCAGTCTTTGTAATATAGAACGCGTCTGAATAATAAGAGTATCTACTTTCGCTTTTAACCACGGTGTAACATCTACTCTATTAAATTTCGCCATATATCCTCTGTGAGCATTTAGGATAGCTTCTACATCGAGCTGATGCTGCCAACTGAGGTCCCATGATTTTGGAACCTTTGTAAGAGGTGTGCTCTTTGTTGAAAACTGGCTCAACGGGACTAGAACATAGGATTGTAAAAAGCGCACGATTGAACCAACACCATCTGTTAACAACCCATCAAATATAGCGTGTTGTGTTTCAGGTAATCTTACTTTTAACTTCTGTTCCATCTGTTCGGCTAAAGTAGAAAATTCAGAAAGCGCAAGAGCTACTTCCACTTCCTTTGAATCCGGTGGTAACTTCATTAATTCTGTCTGAGTAACCGCCATAACTGCCTTGTATCCTGCAACCGGTTCAGGTTCAATTGACATTAAGTCAATCCAATTATCAAGGGGGCTTGGTAACTCCGCCCTAAAGGTATTCTTGAAAGAATTTACTCTATGTGTTTCATTCAATAAATCTTCAAACGTATCCTTGTTTACCTCAATACCCTGGCTTTCAATCGCAATAAGTCCTTGCTCTGAACTTAGAAGGCTGTGATCCTGTGGTAGCTTCAAGTCACACCATATACATGTATGCGTAAGGCCAAATTCATGTGTCTGACCCTTTTTCTCACCATCATAGCAGACCTTTAAGAATAATTGGTAATAACTGTTCTCAGGTGGATCTGGTAGAGGCCTTGATATCTGAGATGGCTTCATAATAGGTTCTATTCTAGCTATTTTCGGAGGTGCTTGGACCCCAGTTTTCTTAACAAATGGTGGAAGGCTTTCTTTTGCTGGGCCAGAATCCCAAAATGAATCTGCCTTTTCCAGGGGAGATAAACAACAAGATGCTTCGCTGAATGTAATAGGCATGGGCATTTTGTTTTTTCTAGCCAAAACATTACCCTGTCTAATCCACAATTCGGCCCTTTCTGCAGGACCAGCTGCTTCTGGAATTATAATTTTCTCTACAAAATCTTCTTCTTTTAAGGCATACGGAATGGGGGCAAAATTAGCAGGTAATTCTTCATCTGGTCTACCTTGCCCTCCAGCTTCTCCTAGGACCTTTCTTATATATTCGCGTTTCTGAGACAAGGCCTGTAATATAGTTGGATCCTGTAAAGCTGTTCGCATAAATGGTTCAAAGACACCCATGATCATCTTTTGTCTGACAGTATCATCTGGCTCTGCCTGAAATCTTGTTAAACTCCAAGGCAAGGCATCTTTCTGAAAGGAAGACAGAATAGATACAACACAATTTATTCCATTTGTCCCTTCAGGTTCTAAGGGCTGTCCTCCCAAATTCCTACAACCTGTAGGCATTCCTCTCAGAATTAAATCAGGCTTCCTTGTTTGAATATGAATCAGCATATGAACGGCCGTGGCACAAACAAGCGCCTGGTTTATATAGATATCATAATCTGGTAATGCACTTCCTGCTTTACTCTTTGATTGAGATTGTTGATACTGAACATATCGCTCACGTGAAGGGATTTGTTGCATCAAGCCAAAAACTCTATTGACAATTACCGTGTAATCATCTATTTCTAGGGGTGCCATAAGCCTATCTGCCAATTCTTTAGCAGTATTATAAATAAGAGTTTTTTGCTCATTATCAAATTCCACTGGCGCGTCTGCATCGCCAAGTGGACCAATTAAATCATCTATCTGTTCCATTGTAACCGCATCTTTGTCTACTAATTCAGACCTACCCATCATTGGACGACCATTATCGTCATATTCTAAATGCGTATCGTATTCTAATTCACTAATTGGTTGTCCGCAGTTACGACAAATATAATACCCCTGGAATTGCCCTCCACCAAAATTCAACTGGATTTCCTTGTTTAGAGCAGAAACATCTCCTGGCCTCAAGAACTGGTAAATCTGTAGGAGTTCGTGCATACACAAGAGGTTATGATTACCCGCGTTACATTTTAACCAGTTGCCTTCCTTCTGACCCTGAAATGTAATTAAGAACTTTGCCAGAAGTGCTAATCTCTGATTATCATCCTTTACCTTACGAATCATAGCTAATGGTTTTACATGAGAACAATCTACTGGTTCAGGAGGCTCACCTGCGAAATCTATACGCTGTTTCTTCAATTGTATTTCTTTCAATGTCTTCAAATACTCTTCACGAGCATATTTCATACGCGAACGCGTTAAAGCTGCTGGCTGGTCAGCCAGTTGAGCCATGGCCAAGTCTGGGTGATTTTTTAAAATAAGACCAACCATGGCTACATCTGAGTTGGCGAAACCAGGCATCTGTTCTTTTATAGATGCTTGAATGTCCTTGAGCAAAGGCTCTTCCGCAAGTTTCTCAATCATACTTGGACCAGATGGAACCATTTGTATTCCCTGAATAGCAGGAGGCTGGGCAACAAATTGTGATAATGCTTCGCGTTGAGCAGCAATTGCATTTATAATCTGATTTTGTGTATCCTTTATTATTTCTTGTAGAGTTTCTTGCTGGTCAATTGTCCATTCACGCTCCCTCATTCCCATTAAGACTTGAATAGGCCAAATATCACCCATTCCTTCCGCTCGAATTCCAAGTAATTTCAAATAATCGCGGAGAGCTGTATTTCCTAAATTCTCTCCTTCTACGCTGACTAAAAATGGTTTTGTTCCTGATGGAATATCTGTGATATCACCAGCCATGGTTAATATTTGTTTTATACTTAAAAACCCCTTTTGACCATCTTCTACATCAGCAACAAGCGACTCCTGTTTAATGGTATTTAGGGAAAATGCATAAGATAAGGGAAATAGGACATAGGATAAAACAACCGCTTCTTCTCCGAGTTGTAGGACTTGAGACTTAAGCCGCAATGCCTTCAAGCCTCTTAAGAGCGACATCGATACTTCAGAAACATTCTCGGAAGAGAGATAAGCATCTTTCTTGTTTGGAAGATACCTTGGATATCCAGGGATATTTGCTTCTGCTTCAGGGACATTTCTACGGAATACTTCTTCATCTCTCTGAAAAGCTATTTTTTGCATTGCTTCGCCAGATGGTTTCCACGAGGAAGCGTATTTTTCTAGATAACTGTTTAAGAAATAATTATATTTCTGACCAGCCATATCAGCAGAAGACTCCAAGTATTCTGTTGCGGCTTCAATCTTATCATCAAAATGTTGTATGCGCAGACCATCCATCATCTCAGGTTGTTTATCGGCGTCCTGGGAGTTTACATCATGATAAATAATCTTATCTACATCTACAACACACCTACTCAATGCTAGTAGACGTGTTTCTAAGGCATCTATCAGCGTCTGAACACTTGTGACCTTTATACCCTTTGGCGCTCCATCTTCTGAGAGGCGTAAGACGGAAGCGCGAATTTGATAAAATAATTCCGTTAAGACACGGGTTGCCTTTTGTGTCTCAGCTAGACGTTGTTTTGCAGGTGTATTCAGAGAAAGAAAATCTGCGTATGCCTCCGATTTCTGCGTTATATTGGAATAAGTTCTTTCTGATGTAGGTATTTCTATGAGGCGCTCAACTCCCTCTTGCTCACCTACACTTAGACCCGGGGCTATTAGTTCTTCATCCAAAAATCGGAAATCTTCTCCCTCATCTTCTTCACCTTCTTCATCCAAATTGGCTTCTTCATTTTCTTCGATATCTTCTAATGTAGGGGGGTTCTCAATTGCCTGACGACCTCGAATTGCACGAAATGGGAACTCTTTAGGGACGCCTCTAAAACCGAATGGTATTGTCACATCACCGTCTACTTCATTATTTACAACGATCATATCTGCCTCAGGGTCAACTGAGACAATTCTGTATTTAGAAATAACTTCACCATCTGAGCCAAATGTTTCCAGGTCTTGGTCGGCACGTAAATCTAAGATTTCAACTAGGCTTACTTTCTTTCTCTTTTGTAAAATCTCAACAGCTTCGATGCCAAAACGGGGGTCAAATCCTTCTTCGTTTACATCAAGTTCCACTACTTGATTTGTTAATCCGTCTGGACTTAGATGTATCTCAGCCTCTGTTCTATAAACTACCCTACCAGTTGTCCTATCATATTTTCCACCATTGATGCGAATTCTATCACCTAATTCTATAACCGGTTCCTCAACTTCCTGGTCCTGAAAGATTTCCGCTTCCTCAGATAATTTTATACCGACTTCTTCTTCGGCCATCTAATGTTCAATAACAACAAAAATTGAATGATAGTCGCGGCATTTTCATGGTATACAAATGGCTTCATCTGTTCCCACAAAGATGTCTACGTTATCTACGTTTGCTGACTGGGCATCTAGCCACAAGACATGGCCTGAGCTAAAGGCGTGGCTACAGGAGAAGGAGCCTAATATTGATATTATCGAGTCGGAGGATAGTGCGTATGCTATTCTACGCAACAGCCGAGACAAGGAGGGCGAGGCAATGATTGCAGAGGATGCTGTCTCTGAGGCGTCTCAACTCTGCCGTTCCGTTGTATGGGATACGGAGGCAAACCTCCCTTGCTGCGTAGCACCCTTCGCGGCACGCCGCGACCAGAAAATCCCTTCTGATGGTACTCTGCGCCTTGAGGACTTTGTAGAGGGTGTGATGGTTAACGTCTTCCGTGTTCGCGGTGACGCAGAGACACATGTGTCTACTCGCTCTAAGCTAGACGCAGATGGCTCATTCTATTCGGAGCGCTCATTCCGTGAGCTATTCGAGGAGGCAATGGATGCCAAGCAGACCTCACTGGATGAGATTGAGAAGTTGATTGGCGCCCCCAGCGACGACGTGGCGGCGACATTCATTACGATGGTTCTTGCACATCCTGAGCACCGCATTGTTCGCACGGTGGAGAAGGCAAACCTGTGGGCAGTCTACCGCGGCACGGTAGCAAACGACGGCACTGTTAGTTTCTATACGGAGGACCTACCCGTATCATGGCGCCCTAAAACATATAGCCTTACGTTCCAGGGCGAGTTCGCAGAGCTCAAGGCAAAGTTCGAGGAGATTAAGGCATCGAAACCCTGGTATTGGCAAGGCCTGGTTGTTCACTCAGGGCTTCAGCGCTGGCGTTTCCGCAATGGTAAGCATGACCGTGTGCGCCGAGAGCTTCGTGGCACGGAGTCTAATTCCTTTGGTCGCTTCCTACGCCTTCGTTCCCAGCGCCGCGTTCAGGAGTATCTGCGCATTTACCAGGAGGATGCTGCTGAGTTTGATGGCTTTGAGCAAGAGTATCGTGGTCTAACGAAGACCCTCTACGCATGGTATTGCAGGGTTCACAAGGAGCACTCTCTAGTGTTCAAGTCTCTACCAAAGTCTGTTCAGCCTCTAGTCTTTGACCTCCACAAGTTCTATCTTGGAACTCTGCGCCCTTCTAACAAGACGCTTCACATGGTAGAGGTGATTGACTGGATTATGAACTATCTGAAGACCCCGTATGGCGTACCTTCTATTCTGCGTTTCTCCAAGGAGACAGAGCAGCCTCCTGTGAGTTCTTCCACTGGTTTCAACTTGAACCGTGAGGTTGTAAATCAGGGTGAGAACCTTACGGTGACGGTGGATGTTGCTGATGCTGACTTGTAAGATACTGGCATTTCATTGGAGGTTTCGTAAGCTCAATTTCCTTTAAAATGGAAATATAATTTTTATTTATATTTGCTTGATACCTACGAAATGTTATATGACTATATGCCAAATCAAAAGAGTAACCTTTACAATGGATATAATATGCCATCAGAATTATAACAGAAAGATTGTTACCATGAAAACAATGAACCATTATTTTTCTACCCTCTTGTACAAGTCCATCTAATATAGAAACAGCAGTCAACAAAATACTTTTTGTTTTTTCATCTACTGATGTATCTGAAAGAGGTATATTATAGCTAAATCTAGAAGAATGTAAGTTGAAAATATTAGAGAAACCTATTAGATGTGTAATTCTGCGCTCAGATAAAAATGTATTATCTGACGCATTTTCATAAGAGCCTATCCAGATTTGCTCTGTTATTTCAGACATGTAGTATATATAATTGAACTATTTATGTATTCACTTTTATTCTTATAATATACTTAAAAACTTCTCACTATATCAATACATAAGTATGCCCTCTGGTACGACTGCGATTGGTATTGACCTGGGAACCACGTATTCTTGTGTCGGTGTATGGCAGAATGACAGAGTTGAAATTATCGCAAATGACCAAGGAAATCGTACTACCCCATCATATGTTGCATTTACAAAGGACGAGCGTCTTGTTGGAGACGCGGCAAAGTCGCAGGCTGCGGCAAATCCCCAGAATACAGTCTTTGACGCAAAGCGTCTGATTGGTCGCAAGTTTGGAGATGCGTCTGTTAAGTCTGATATGGCTCATTGGCCATTCACGGTAAAGGCTGGGACGGCAGAGAAGCCTCTCATCGAGGTAACCATGAACGGCGAGACAAAGACGTTTGCCGCTGAGGAGATTTCTGCGATGGTTCTTCAGAAAATGAAGGCGACTGCCGAGTCATACTTGGGCACCAAGGTCACCGATGCTGTCATTACAGTACCTGCGTATTTCAATGACTCGCAGAGACAGGCTACCAAGGATGCTGGGCTTATTGCTGGTCTCAATGTCCTCCGTATTATCAATGAGCCCACTGCAGCTGCTTTGGCCTATGGGCTTGATAAGAAGACTGGGGGTGAAAAGAATGTGCTGATATTTGACTGTGGTGGTATTTAATTCTGCTTCCACAATAATATACTGTGTGAATTGCTGGAAACCCCTTAAGTTCATATTACCACAACGTGGTGACCCTATGGGTTGCGAGCGTGAAGGTTTGAAAAAATATGAAATTGGGCAATCAGCAGCCAAGTCCGTAAGGAAAGGTTCAACGACTAGGTTTATAACCCACGAGTGCACAGGCATGACAAAATTGATAGCTAATCTTAAAGGTTCCACACTAATAGATAGTATGGAAGTGGACCTTCATTTTAAAACGATAGAGAGTATCCGGGAAAAAACTACTAATAAAGAAATTGCTTTAACTTCATGCTCCATAGAAAAAATTGTTGCTAAATATTCAAACACAAAAGAACCAATTGCCAAGATGGTAATTAACAAAAAGCCTATATCAAGAAATAACTCATACTTTGTGAAATTTGTATGCCCAACCTGTAAGGCAACTCGAGAAATCACTCTCAATTTATTTATGAGACGTGTATCAAAAAATACAACAAGATGCTTCTGTTGTATGAATGAAGACACTGATAAATGTAAAAAACAGAGTGGGTTTATGAAACAAAATATGAGTAAAATTCTAGAAGGTGAATATGTTAAGCCTGTGAAAGTAAGCCATAAAACAATATCTGAACATTTAGACTTTTCTAAAGGTGAATGGGAAAAGGAAGATATTGAATTTATAAATAACTATAATTTCACTCATTTGTCTTTAGAAGAATTTTCAAACATTCTTCCTAAAATAAAGGGTGTAGGTAATAGTAAACTTGTAAATTTAGAAGGATGGTCTTACTTTCCTAATTACAGAGTGTTCAACCAAACAAGATATACCCCAATGCTAGTGAATTTATCTACCAATGTAGTTGAGAAACCACAGTATATCACATTTGATTGTGAAAACTGTGGTAACTCATTCACGCATCGTGATCTTGAAATTGTTAAAAATAAACTCAAGATATTCTGTCAAGGGTGCACTTTAACAAATCGAACATTCAGACTTAGAAGCCATATTACAAAAAATGGTACTAAGATATTATGGCAAAGTATTCCTGAAAGAAGATTTATTGAATGGTGTGATGAACATTCTATTGAAATAAAGAATGGTCCTTCCATACAGTATATGTTTCAAGATAAAATGCACGCATATCGTGTTGATTTTGAACTTCCTACTTTCAAGAGGCTTATTGAAATAAAAGATGACCACTGCTGGCACAAGCAACAGTTAGCGAGTGGTAAATTTGGAGCAAAAGAAACAGCAGCAATAGAATGGTGTAAAAGTAAAGATTACACCTTTATAGTAGTTTTCCCAAAAACTCTTCAGGGATTAAAAGATTTGCTATTAAAGTCATGTAAGATATAGTCTGAACTTATGGGAAACCATAAGAAGTAAGGATAAAGAGCCTTACGATAACAGTGCAGGGAACGCACGATTTATCCGTTTTGACTCTCGATGATGGTATCTTTGAGGTAAAGGCGACCGCAGGGGATACGCATCTTGGGGGAGAAGATTTCGATAACACTGTAGTCGACTATTGTGTCGGCGAATTCAAGAAGAAGACAAAGCTAGATATTTCAACAAATTCTAAGGCTCTCAGACGCCTTCGTACGTCATGCGAGCGTGCTAAGCGCGTTCTATCCAGTGCTACCCAGGCTCAAATCGAGGTAGACAGTCTTGCGGAGGGTCATGATTTTTCTACGGCCCTAACCAGGGCAAAGTTCGAGAGCCTCTGTGAGCCTTTTTTCAGACGCTGTATAAATCCCTTGGACAGCTTGTTGAAGGATGCGAAGATGTCAAAGGAGCAGATCCACGAGATCGTGATGGTTGGTGGATCCTCTCGTATCCCTAAAATCCGTGAGCTTCTGATGTCTTATTTCGGGGGGAAGAAGCTCAATGACTCCGTGAACCCTGATGAGGCTGTTGCGTTTGGAGCGGCTGTTCAGGCTCATATCTTGACGGCCCCTAAGGGAACGTCTGACGCCACTTCTGATATCTTGCTAATGGACGTTGCACCTCTGTCGGTTGGCCTTGAGACGGCTGGTGGTGTTATGACGAAGATTATCCAGCGTAATACGGCTATTCCCACGAAGAAGACCCAGGTGTTCTCTACGTATGCGGATAACCAGCCTGGTGTCTTAATCCAGGTGTTTGAGGGGGAACGTGCGCTAACAAAGGACAACAATTGCCTGGGTAAGTTCCAGCTAGATGGAATTCCCCCTATGCCTCGCGGGGTTCCTCAGATTGAGGTGTCATTCGACGTAGATGCGAATGGTATCCTGAATGTAACTGCTGCTGAGAAGTCTACTGGAAAGTCTCAGAAGATTACGATTACAAATGACAAGGGTCGCCTGTCAAAGGATGATATTGAGCGAATGGTTCAGGAGGCTTCATCTTACGAAGCGGAGGATAAGGCGCACATGGAGAAGGTGGAGGCTAAGAATGGACTTGAGTCATATGTATACAATGTGCGTAATTCCTTGAATGATGAGAAGACCAGAGAGAAGCTGGGTGCATCTGAGTGTGATGGGTATCTCGAGAAGACTAAGACTTACCTGGATTGGTTAGATGCAAATTCCAGTGCGTCTAAGGAGGAATATGATGAGCAGAAGAAGTTGTCTGAGGCTGACTTCCAACCTTTCTTCATGAAACTCTATGCAGATGGAATGAAGGATGCCCCATCAGACGAGACGCCTATGCCCGGTCCCAAGGTGGAGGAGGTGGATTAAAGTATTCGTTATCATTAGATGGAAACCGAAGAGGGTAAGAGAATGACTTCGAAGCAAAAAAGAAGAGCGAGGAGGAAAGAGAGAACACGACTGTATCTTTTAAGAACAATCTAGGGATTTAGTTAAAGAAATTCATGAAACTGTAGTTTAATAAACTCGGATTCCATGGAATGCGTAAGTTATAAAGCAAAATAGAAACTATAAAGAAATAGATGCCCTGTGCATGTAAACAAAATCAACCAGATTATCCTGTAACGGATAATTGGGGGCCTTCATTATGGAAAATTCTTCACGGCCTAGCAGAAAAGGGTGGAAAGGTTTTATTTCCATCCTTCCGAGACGATGAAAAAAGACAATGGATCCTTTTAATTGAAACAATGCCCAAAATGATTCCATGTGAAAATTGTAGAGAACATGCCCAGCAATGGATTTTAAGACATCCAATCAAGGCAATAAAAGATATCGCATTTGATGAACTATACGAGTGGTTAACGACGTGGGTCTATGAATTCCACGAAGAAGTAAATAAGAGAACAGGAAAACCATCGTTTGACAAAGCATTGCTTGCTCAAACGTATGGGCATGTGGATGTAAATGGTACCTATAAAGAAATGAAACCATTCATTGAAAGTGCAATTCGTCTTTCAGGTATAACACTATTTCCATGGCAGAAATGGACAAATTATCTAAGAATGCTATCTTCTCTATATGGTATCTAAGAGTTTCATAACATCTTTTACATCACTAATTGGATTTTCTAAGGATGTAAGTGCGTATATAATGGGTTTATATGTTTCATAGTTTAATGAAAATTTATAAACCCCATGCACCAATGTCATACCAAGCATAAAAAAGTCGAATGACTTTTTGTAACGCAATAAGAGAATATGTTTATTAGGTATTCTTTTAACGACGCTATTGAATTGTTCTGAAATACGTTCATTAATATCCTTGAATATATCGGATTTCTCAAAATCTCTATCAACTACCCTTTCTCTGAATTTCATCAGCCTCTTAGAGAAAAATTTAGGGAGCCCCCTCGTATACCATTTTATTGGACTTGTACAAATCATATCACCAATACGAAATTCATTTATAGAAGACACCTGTCCCCAGTCAATAAGTTTGTATCTATCCTTACATAGAACCACGTTATCGAGTTTTATATCATTGTGTTGAAATCCAGATGCTTGTAGAACAGCAATGCTTTCAGCAATTTCCTTAAGAAATTTCTTAAAATGGAAATTGTATTTATTATTGCATAACACAGAATATACAGCATAAAATGTATCACCGTCGGCTTCCACCTTCGTTCCCAGAAACTCAATATGCTTAAAACCCTTTACTGGTGTAATTGTCAGATATTTTTCTGCTTTATTTCCATAGTGTTTTAATATACTTCTATTTATAGCCAATTCTGATTTGAATGCCTTTTCTACAGTTACACCAGTAAGTAAGAACTTATTTTTAAACAATTTAACAATATAATCTTTTGAAGAATACAAGAAATCCATGAAAGCCTGTATTTCTTCGGGGTTTGTTAAAACATGTTCACCCTTCTCCTTGTATAATGTAACTTTCACAGTATTCTTTTTTATCATAACATTCGAAAATGCGTTATTTCTTGGACCATGGCCAACTTTATAAGTCTTACCAAAAAACCCTTCGCCCAAGAAAGACTTGGGTAGTTGTTTTTTTGTTTTACGACCCTTCTTTCGGGTTTGCATTCCTAATTATAGATTACTTTTTTATTAAAGTTTGACAATAAGCCGGGATAAATTTATTATGCTGGTTGAGCAGTCTTAGGTTTCAACTTTAGCTTAGTCCTAGCAGCAGCTGCAGTTCCAGGTGCTGCGACACCAACGGAACTAGCTGCACCCCTTGGAGCACCTCCAGTCCATAGACGCAACCACTCCTGAAACATGGCCTTGCAACCACGCGAAGCTACAGCCAAAGCAGTTCTAGCAGTCATCTCATTTCCATCCTCTACACCAATACGCAGAAGCAGCTCATCCTTCAAGGGGTGAGGGATTTTGTATCCTGCGAACGAAATACGAGGGGTTCCCTCGCCATCCACGTGATTGTCTACTAGCCATGTCTGGATCATATTACCAAATGTATGGTCTTCTCCTTGAATGAGAAAGTCAAATCCAGGCATCTGAGAATCAGACGGTGTTACCGAAATCGTATCTGGAAGGTCACCCGAATCAAGGCCAGTATAGGGATTGCATAGTTTCGTAAGACCAATGAGCGCCCTTTCTATAATAGCCCTGGGTGCCATTGTTCCAACGCTTTCGATTTGGAAATCAAAACTATTCGGCTCACCCTTGCTATCGACCTTATAGATACGCTGAATTTGCATTGTCTTAAACTCGCGGTCGAGTTCCCCACGACGCTTCTCATCTTGCTTTAGAGCCTCAGGTTCAACATTCTTGTGAGTAATTAGCCATTTCTCAAAATACGCATTCCGCCTCTCCGTATTTGTGTCGAGGGTGTAAGCATACGTCGACTGGCAAGTAGGGATAAATCGCGCATGCTCTCTACCCGTCCCTACGGTTGCCCTCATCTCAAGCTTGAGTGTAGGTGTTAGAGAAGAGCGCTTTGGCGGTAGAGCTGTAATGAGGCATGTATCGCGTGTTAGAGGATTGGGAACAAAGAAGTCGCGTCCAGGGATTTCCACTAGAGTTTCTGACAAATCGGCAGCCTTGCGCCGCTCATAAACCTTAATATCAGATGCAGTAACATCCATGGGTGCCGACCCTGTATTCTCAATATCAATCTTAAATACATAGCGATCCGGGTCAAACGTCTCGGGGTCTAGGCCATGAATTGGTAGAATACCAATACGATGAGCAAGAAGTTCATTTGGCTGTGTAGTACTATCATTTTGAATTACCTTTATGTCTGAATTTTCAAGGACAATACCCGGTGGATCTGACCGGAAGGCCACTGCTGGTACCAGTGTCATGACTGCACGGCGAAGGGTGTTCGCATACGGATATGCCGTATTAGAAAGAGTAAACTGAACCTTTCTTGGAGAAGGGGATTTAACGTCTTCAAATGACATTGCTATAAGTACCTTATAAAGCATTATTAGTCAATTTTACTGGTATCTCACATAGTGCGTTAATTTTGTAGACTATAGTAGATGACAAACGCCCCGGCGAATTCTTCAGGTGGCCTTCTAGGTTCAATCACTGGCTTTTTCGGATCTAAGAAATCCAATGCACCTCCCACACCTCCTACACCTCCTACTCCACCACCTACACCGGTTACCACTGGAGGGCGGCGTAAGAAGCACTGTAAAACCCGTAAGCACCGTAAGCATGCCAAGAAGTCTCGCAAGAACCGTAAGTGAAATGCGTTTTAGTTAAACTTCCATGAAATCTCAACAAAATAGAATGGCTCTACGGCAAGGACAACCCAATAACGTTTGTTTCTATAGCAACAAATGTGAATGGTCTGAGGCATTTTTAAAAGAACTCTCAAGAACTTCTTATAAGTCAGAGTTTCAATTTGTATGCATCGATACAACTCCCCGAGCACAGCTTCCAACATGGCTAAAACAGGTTCCGACATTGATGATCCGAGATGATCAGGAACCTATTAAAACTAATTCAGAGGTCATGAATTGGTTATATGAACGCAAATTAAAGGACAATACAGCTTCTTCAAGTGGCTTACCTCCTAGAGGTCCAATGCCTGCTGGGCCTGGACCTGGACCATCAAATGACGAGCCAGAAGCATGGAATATGTCAGAAATGGGAGGTAAACTGAGTGAAACGTATAGTAATCTGACAGATGGAAATAATTTTGATAATAGTTCTACAAAGAATTGGGACTTTGGTTTCTTGAATGGTGGAGCATCTCAAGGTGATCGTAGTGCACAGGGTATGGGAGATTCAAGTATGCGACAGGAACCCGGTAGAACCAAATCAAAGAAGGAAGAAATGTTTGATAGACAAATGGAGGCATACCAGAAAAACCGAGATAATGGTTTACCTCAGAAACGTCTACCTCCTAACGGGGGCAGGATTTAACGAGGCGTAAAAATTGCCTAAACGCCTGATACTTACAAAAGGTAGAGATGTCTGTACTCGCCGCCTTTTGTAACCAGCTAATTCGCTTCTTTGAAGAACTACAGGCATCGTATCCCGAGGAAAAGAGTATTTCTATGGGCCTAGAGGCAATTCAGGCTGCAAAGAAATCAAATCCACGCCTTGTGCTTGATATGTTCTATGAATATGTATATAAGCCGACAAATGACCTTATTATGACGCGCAATGACACAGAAATCATTAAGTTTGCTAAGGCAATCATGACCACTCGATTTAATGAACTTATGCCAACCCTTATGATATTCGATAAATACTGGCCAAGTATGACTGAGCAGAATAGAGATGTAATTTGGCAGTACCTAACTGTTTTATGCAAATTGTGCGAAAAGGCCCGAGAGTAACTGCTTCGGAACGCGTAAAGGATTATTGGAACCTATATATATACTATCTAGATGTCGGAACGCTTAGATACTATATTCCACGACAAGTATAATGAGTTTGCAGCAAGTCTGCAGGAAGTGTTTCCTGAACTCTCTGAATCTGTAAAGGCTTCCCTGGAGGCAACTGAAGAGCAGAGGGAGGACTTGTATAAGAAGCTTGTTATGCCAACGGCAGGTAATCCTAGTAGAGATTCGACTAAAGCGCCCGGTATGGTTCTTCCGGGTGTTTACATAAATGACGCTATGTGGGCCTCTTCTTCAGAGGGGACAAAGAAGGCTATCAATCAGTTTGTAGGCATCATGTCTTTTTCAGTTATGATGAGAGATGGAGGAACAGATGGGTTTGATTCCGATATGTTCAAGGGTTTGGCAGATGCCTTTATGAACCAATGGCGTGGAAAGATGGACCGTGGTATGTTTGATACATTTACACAACGCCTTACAGAGTTATTTGGTTCAGATGGCGGACGTCTACCCCCCTTTCCTGAGAAACTTCGTAATGGTCGACTAGTAAAGTTAGCAGAAGAAATTGTTCGTGAACTAAAGCCTGAAGAATTTGGACTTGATGCTGAGACGATAAAACAATGTGAAACCGACCCAAGCAAGGCATTTGAAGTTATCATGAATTCAACAATGAGAAATCCCGAAAAACTTCAAGGTGCTATGAAACGTATTATGAAACGCTTACAGGAAAAGTTTCAGAAGGGTGAATTTAAGCCTCAAGAACTTGCCGCCGAGGCTGAAGAAATGATGAAGGAATTTTCAGAGAACCCGGCCTTCGTGGAAATGATGGACTCTATGCGCAAGGCCTTTAGTTTCGAGGGTAACATGGAAGGGGCAAAAGCGGCTGGAATGGAGCAATCAGTTAGAATGAATATTATCAAAGAACGTCTCCGACGCAAGGCAGAAGCAAATGCAGCGGCGAAGAATCTAGCTAGAGCATCTGGAGTTCAGCCACCTATAAACACATGCAGTCCTGCTTTGACTGACGGTCAATTAGTTGAAGAATTTGGGTCTATTCTAGTGGATAACGGAAAGAAAGGTGGAAACAATAAGAAACATACTAAGAAGTAGGATGGTTAAAGTGCCTTTATGTACACCACCGTGGTGGGAAGAACCAAGTGTTTTATTAACAGATTCATGGCTAGCACAATGGAAACGTCGCTCAACACCTCACATTCCTTGTTTTAGTGAGCGTGTAAATGCCTTGACTAGAACAGGAATTGCAGTATTAATAGTTGCACTCATCTTTTCTCTATACAATCATGACATTGTAACAACAATGTCGTATTCATTTCTTCTTGGTCTAATTATCACATTGCCTGACATAATCGACATGATTAAGGCTCCTTATATTCAAGAACAGTTCGTGGCAAATATTAAACCCCATGAGCCTTCTACACTTTCATGGAAAACACCACCTGTTGGGGGTTCAGATGATACATACAATGACGGACAACACATGACATTACCAAGTCCCCGAAACCCGTTCATGAATGTTCTTATTGATGAAATCAAGTATAATCCTAAGAGGCCCGAAGCAAAATCGGTGGAAGATCCTGTTGTAAAGTCGACGATGGATGACTATTTTAGAGTGAATTGGTTCTCAGACCCAACCGATGTATTTGGTAAGTCTCAGAACCAAAGACAATTCGTGACAATGCCATCTACCACTATACCAAATGATAGAGAGAGTTTACAGAATTGGTTATATAAGATACCAGGGAAGACTTGCAAGGAGGGTGGGCGCGAGGCATGTGTAAGTGGAACGGCTGGTTCTGCAATACCTTGGTTGAATTAAATTGGTTTCTGAGTAATTAACTTAGCGCCCTTCCGGCAACTGAACTTTTTAAGAGTTCTACCTTTTGTTTGTAAGACAGACTTTACACAAATTGCGATTGCCGCTTTCTCTCTGGCTACATTTCCACGTTGGCCTTTTCTGAGTTTCAGGGTCTTCTTTACTGATTTTATACATCTACAGAAACGAAGTGACTGTTTCATTTACTACTTATCTGCTTTATTTTTTCCTAAAAGAAAGCAGATATGGATATCAACCGTCTAACAAAGACACGCGACGACCTCTGTGGAATTCAGCAGTACTATGCGCAGAGCTTGGGTCCGGGTAAGTACACGACCACTAACCTAGTTCCGGACGCTAGAAAGGTAAACCCCCTTGCTTCTGAACAGCAGCTCATGTATCCTCGCGAGGGATTTGGCCTGAACAATGCGCAGGTTGACTCTGACTCTATGATGCGCAATGAAAGCTCTTTTAAGAGCAACAGATGCCAGATTAGAGCACAGGCCCGTCCTTTCTTAACAGTGCCTTTTATGGCAGGTGGTCGCGGAAACCCAGACGTAGAAAGCAACCTATTACACGCTGAGCAGGTAAAACAGATGAAGGAGTGTGGAACTGTGACGGAAACACAGTTCGTAGGTGCGTTCACACCTCTTGTGCCTTCTCTCGCGGATAATATCCAGAACCCTAAGAACTTGATACCCGAGGTTGCTGCTGCTGGATGGATGCGTGCTGGAATTCCCAGCCGTTCTTATATGCGTGATATAAATTGCTAAATCAATTTGAATAAAAAATATAATAATAAAATAGAAATGTCATCCAATGCACAATCGGCGGCGGCGCACAATATACAGCGCGTAAAACACCAGGCGCATTCTCTCGTAAATGCTGGGACTAGACATGCTGGGCACCACACTTTACCTCCGGCCCAGCCTTCGGCAACTCAAGCAGCCGCAGCGAAACAATTGCACAATATGCTGAGGCATGTGAAGGGTCATGGCCTTGGAAAGGGTAGAGCTGCCGCTGGTGGGAGAAAGAAGAAGACTATGAAAAAGAAGCACAGAAAGCACAAGACACACAGGCGCTCACGGTAACCATAATAATTATTCTTAAGCTTTTTCTATAAAGCCTATAGAATGGATGACCCGTTTGCAATTCTGAAGCACCCCTTTGAAAAAAATGAAAACCCTCAGACATATTCTGAGAATGTGTGGACACGAGTTCACAAGGAGCCGGCCCGGCATATGCTGGGACTTGTAGCTGGTAACGCAGTCTCTTTGCCAAAGGGAAATATGGTAGATGTAGAGTCAGATTTACTCGGACTAAATTATCCTCTGACGGCAAGTCCCGCACGTCAATACCAACCTCCTCCTGTTACTCAGACAGTTATGCATCGTAAATCTACAAAGGGGTCTGTAAGCATAAATGTGGAACCTAGACACTTACCTGCTATCCAAATGTGGTCATATCAAGCTACATTTGCACCAATTCCCATGAATGTCAAGCAGTGTGGAAGGCCTGAAAAATACTAAGTGTCAAATAAGGAGATAAATATTTTTTATGAAAGGCCTTTAGAAGATGAGTTCCACGAGGTCAAAATATGATACATTTCACCAAGAGGATGACATGAGAATTACATCTTATTCTGTTCGTTATCAATTGGACAAACCAGAGCATAATTGCCCAACATCATTTCCGGCAGAACCTACTATTCGCCTTCAACGCTCAGGAGCATCTTGGCCCCAGGGACAATGGAAAACTGACATAGAGTCAGATTTATTCAATATAAATCGTCTGGGAAATCGTGTGAAGAATAATGAAATTCAGTATAACCCGGAAACAAATAAGATAAATAAGACACGTCTTGAAAATGCACCGGATCTCACTTTGGGTGGTACTTATCAGAGACTATATAATCCACCTTGCACACTGAGGGCAACTGGCTGGAACCGCTGGGATAGCTTACATCATAATCCTCAAGATAATTTTGAGACACCATTTGATTTCTTTGTTCCTTCTCGCACCCAGTCAAAAGATAATTGGGTTAAGCAAAGCTGTTACAAGAAAATCGAACAAGCGGTACATAGACCTTAACAAAAACACATGACATGGTAGTATGGAAATAGTCGCCCTTTCGGGATTAGTAGCCATTGGAGTCGCAGTTTCACAACTTGCATCTGCGCCTGCACGCCCCCAACTACCTGTTCACCCTGGTCGTTATCCTCAGAGAGAAGGGTTTCAAACACTAGGACTTGGAATTTCACCACAAAATAATCCTCCATCAAGCCCTATGATGCCAACTCCTAGTGAATACTATACTATCGGCATTCAGCAGTATCTTACACAAGAAGAGGCTGCTAAGATATCTGATTTGAATGGGCGCCTGAATGAGATGGCTGGTGTTGGAAACAAAGAGGGGGCACAGGCAATGAAGGCACAGATACAAACTCTGTTAGAACGTGCAGCCACTCGCAAATCTCAAGTTCTAAGTGAACCATCGAAAAGAGCTGCCTCAAATACCGCGATGGCAGGGACAGAACTCGATATGATGTACAAAACGCCCGGCGGTCAGATGTATCCATCTGAGCCAAATGCAGGTCCCAAATATGGTTCACCCCTTGCTTATGCTACATCACTGCCTCCTCTAAGAAATCCTAATATAGCACAAGGCCGTGAGGGATTTTCTGGCCAGGGGCCTCTTCCCGAACCCATTTCATCCACGGTACCCCAGGTTCAGATGACGAGTTCAGGTGTTGAGGCATCCGCAGCTTGGATAAAGGGAAATAGTGTTGTAAGTAGTCTGAGTGGTGAAACAATCAAGTCTGAAGATTTCAAGCATAGTAATATGCAGCCCTTCTTTGGAGGACGCATGAAGCAAAATATGACATCGACAGTGAACACTAGCAAACTCGATATGTTCACGGGTGCTGGGACTACTCAAATAAAGAAACAGGAAATGGCGCCAATGTTTAACCACAATCAACCCTTTGGTCAACCATTTGGAAATGAACCCAATGCAGATTTCATTAAAAGCCGTATTGTTGAACCAGGTCGTCGCAATAATGAGAAACCATTTGAACCTACGCGTGTAGGCCCTTCCCTTGGAGAAAGGGGTGGAATAATGGGTCAAGGTGGTTTCCAACAGATGGAAGTAAATGAAATTATGAAACGTGCTATGCCAACGGTAGACAAGTTGCGTGTTGCTACAAATCCTAAGCTATCTTACAATAATCAAGTGGTCCCTGGCGCACACTTTATTGGGAATGCTGCTTTAGACACAGGAGAGGTTCGCAAATACAGACCCGATACATTCTTCTTAAACGAAACTGGAGAACGCAATGGTGTTGCTACGGGTGAAGTAACAAAGGGCGCAAATAGACCTACACAGGTTCTCAAATACACTACACGTACTGATACAACGGAAGAACTTACGGGCACACCTGCTTCTCAGGAGGCTTTCAAATCATACGTGGCTGGCGACTATAGAACACCTATGAGTCAGCAGTTCGGTGGTGCTGGCTATCGTAATACAGATGCTTCTACATACGGCGCAGGTCCTCGTGATGATTTTGGAGCTTCTTCTATTGAAATCAGACCTAATGAGCGTGAAGGAACACAGGACCGTGTAATGGGATTGAACTTGGCACCTGCTGATACTGGACTGGTTACAATTCATTATGAAGATGATTCACGTCCTACGCGCAGAGGAGAGACTGTTGGAAATATCAGACAGACAGGAACACCCGTTGGATATGCAGGTGGTGCGCCTTCTATTACAACATGGGACCCTTCTGATGTCGCACGTACAACAATTAAGGAAACCACGGTCGACTTTGACTATCGTGGTATCTCAGGTCCTGGTGCTGGGCCTGAAAGGCTCAAGGTTTATGACCCTAATGATGTTGCAAAGCCTACGCAGAAGTCTCAGCTATCGAATGACAGTCGTATCGCGGGACCAGCTATTTCCGTGAATAAGGACTTCACAAGTCATGAGGCCGCTTACAATATGCGAAAGAACGAGTCTAAAACTACTGTGTCTAAGCGTCGTAAGCCCCTGGCTGGTAATGGAAATATAGCGGTATTCCAGGGTGATATTAAACAGACGGCTAAACGTTTAACAGCCGATGATGTAAACGACAGAGCATTAGCAGTAAATCGCGTTTCTGGCTTAACGCCTGGCTCTGCTGATTTGGGTCGTGTACAGTATAGATTACCACTGAAGTTGGATGTAAGCATGGAACGCAATATGCAGTCTGTAGTAGACGCAGTGGAAAACAATCCTCTTAACCAGAGCCTTAGAAAGAATGCCATGCGGGATTCGATGATGCTGGAGGAGATGCGTAAAGGGCGAAGCTAACTGCGTAAAGCGCGAAGCTAACTGCGTAAATGGCTTAAGAGCCTTCTCTGTCTTAAGACAGAATGCAAACGACGCGTGGTAAAAGTTTTTTAATTGTTGGCCCACCAGGATGTGGTAAATCCCGATGGATCAGACAATCAGCTGCAGCTGCTGGACATGCATTATTCAGATGGAATTGTCGAGATGATCGTGCTCTAAGACAAGGTCGTGAATTACTTCATAGTATAGTGCGAACCAGGGAACCAACATGGGTCTGGCTAGAGGGCGCAGATGATATCACATTAGATGCACAGGCATTTCTCAGACGAATTCTTGAGACTGCCTCAGTACAAGTTACATGTGCTTTGGAAATTCGTAAGATAGAATGTATGTCGGAACCAATTCAATCTAGATGTATTTTAAAAAGGTTGACAGAGCCATTGGACAAAACGTGGAGACAGAAACAAGGAATATTGAAATGGAGTATGCCTGATGACTACAAGGTTCCTATAGTTAGTAAACCAACGACACTAGATGAATTGAGAGATGCAAGGTTATCAGGCGCAGACCCCTACGCTGTAATGAAACAGGTTACAAAAGGTCACCCTTTAGAAATGGAAGCGTTGAAGCGTTCAACAATGGGAATGAGTCCATGGATATTGAGTGCATGGGTGCTTTCACAGCAACAAGTATAGTTCTAGCGTTTTTTATGCCTTTTTAATCTAATTCATTCGGGTAGCATAATGGAGTTTCAAGATTCCTCAGCAGCAATTTATAGTGAGGCAAAATCAGAATATACAGGGCAACTTGTATTTAATTTTCAGCCGACACTTCTTCGTTTCTTCCTTGATAGGTTCGCAGAAGTTAAGACTTTACCGAATGTAACTTCAAAGACAAAATCTGCACTATCTGCTTTCCAAGATTCCTTGAGCCAAATACCAGAATGGAATTTGGATAAAGTTCATTCTGAGACAACGAGGCTTTTAGAGGCAATACAGTGTGACTATATCGAAGACCTTATTACGGCAGTCTTCATAGCACATACTAAAATTTTATCTGCAATCAGGCTTCATTCAAAGCCCCGGCGCAAAATAAACATAACGGTTCCAAAAGCGGACCATTTTATGCATCGCACAATGTCTGAATGTAGCAGATTTCTTTGGTCAAACGTATACTTATTCGATGATAGTGTATCTTCTGTCGATAGGCAAAAAAATATGAATGAAGTAAACCGTCTATTAGAGAATGGTATCTTACAGGCTATACGCAACTTGCTTCCGGTGAAGTCGATATTAAGAGATAGTCTACAAGAGGATGATTCTGAGGCAATTCAGGTTAATATGCAAGACAATGATACTTCTGAACATATGACGCCTGAGCCTGACACATATAATAAGATGGAAACAGAAGCTGTAAAACTGCCAGAAGATAAAAATGATATAGTTGAAAAGACTAGTGAAGACAATTCTACTATGAAAACCCTCGAGGTATCTAAAACATCTAAAGTGGTAGAAGTAACCAAAAATCCAGAGACACTTGTAATAGATACTGAAAGAACTGTTGGGTTTACTGGCCTTGACTCTGTATACGGACTATCTGGAGAGGCAGAGATGAAACCAATGACAGATGAAGATGAAAATGATGACCTGAAAATCATAGGTGGTCTGGAAGAATTGAATACCGATGAGATAGAAGATTTGGATTCAAGTTCCACACAATCATCTAATTTACCGTTATCCGCAGATGATTATGAGACTTTATAAAGAAATCTACTGCGGGAAAAACTATTTATTTTTCTGAATGATTCGCTCAGAAGTTGCGATGGCGTCCTTAGAAATTTTCGTATGGGCGATAATTGGTGGATTATTTGTTGCAGCACTTTCTGCGGCTGCTTTCTATTATAACAATGACTTCCCAACAAAAAAACAATTAAGTAGGGACTTTTTAATTGGTTCTGCCTTTACTGGCTTTTTATACCCTTTAATACCTGAGACATTTGACGAAGTTAAGAACACAGTGGTATCTACGGCAAATGATATACAAAAAAATGTTCCAATTGGACTTTCCGGTTCTATAATGCAAACAGGTGATCCAGGTATTAAGATTGGTCCTGCTAATTTCTAAGTAGCGCTGAAAATAGTAATTCTTAAATTAAGAATATAACGGTAGATATGAGTAACCTGAATGATTTAAACAATCAGTTAAATACGCAGTTCGGTATTCTAGAACAGCGCATTCAACAAGCTATATCCGTGATATCTGGACAAACCCCTGTAGCAATTGGCCCACAGGGTAGTACTGGGTTTACAGGAAATACTGGACAAGTTGGTTCAACAGGAAGCACAGGTGAACAGGGTATACCTGGAACTCCTGGTGGCCCAACTGGTTTTACTGGTTTTACTGGTTTTACCGGATTTACAGGTAACAAAGGAGATATAGGGTTTACTGGCTTTACCGGATTTACTGGTGGTAAAGGTGATACTGGTATTACTGGTTCTCAAGGGACAACTGGATTTACTGGAGGGGGTGATACTGGCTCAACGGGCACAACTGGATTTACGGGTTCTCTAGGTACAACTGGATTTACTGGTTCAACTGGACCAAGTGGTCTGCAGGGAATAAGAGGAGTAACCGGGTTTTCGGGGACAACTGGATTTACTGGTTCGACTGGACCTATAGGCAGTCAGGGTATAGCTGGAACAACTGGATTTACTGGACAACAGGGTGTGAGTTTCAATTGGAAGGGTATATATAACCCCTTACTTACATACAAGGCGAATGATGTAGTTCTCATTAATGGGTCCTCTTATATTATTGCTCAAGGTGTCCCTGCGCCTTATTCTATTACAACACTTGCTGGTTCTGTGGGAGTATTTGGGCAAATAAATGGAAGTTCACCTACGTTCAATACACCAGTTGGATGTGTAGTAGATACGAATGGTAATTTATATATAGCAGATACAGTTAATAATGTAATTCGTCGAATTACGATAAGCGGAAATACAGTGAATACAGTGACAATAGCAGGTGGTGGTACTCAACAAGGAGGCGTAGAAAATCCAAGTGGAACATACTTAGAAGGAACTGGACTTCAGGCTACATTCAATGTGCCATATGGACTTGCCTTAGATACATCAGGCAACTTATTTGTAGCTGACAAAGGAAATCATGTAATTCGTAAAATCGTGCTGTCTACAGCAGTAGTAAGCACATTAGCAGGTTCAGGGTTACCTGGTAGCAGTGACGGCTCAGGAAATATTGCGACTTTCAACCAACCATCTGGAATAGTTGTCAGTAGTGGAGGTATATTATATGTAACAGACACGAATAGTAACAAAATAAGAAGAATAGATGCTAATGGGAATGTTTCAACTGTAGCAGGGGGGCTAAGTTCTGGATATGTAGATATATCAGATGGTAGCCCGTTAACTAATGCACGGTTCAATAACCCTATAGGAATTACAATTGATTCTGATAATAATATATATATTGCTGATACAAAAAACAACGTTATCCGCCAGATATCATCTAATCTATTGTCTGTTACAACATTTGTAGGTAATAGGGCAGGTGGGCATAATGACGGCGTTGGCGCTCAGGCTTCTTTCAACCTACCATATAATATAGTATGTGATAACTTTAATAATCTTTTTGTAACCGATACGGGAAATAACTGTATTCGCCAAATAACTCAGAGCAGAATAGTTGTAACTATTGCTGGTTCTATTGCAAATGCGCCCGATCCATATAATAGAGGTTCTACAAATGCAACTGGACTTGACGCATCGGTATTTGCTAGTTTTTATCAACCCACTGGGCTTACACTTGATAATTCAGGAAAATTATATATAACAGATTCTGGAAATCAACTTATAAGAGTAGCTTCACCTAATGCTGCAAGCTTGATAAATGTTCAACTAATGACACAAAAAGGGGACAGAGGTGATACTGGATTTACAGGAGCTGGAATTACTGGATCTACCGGACCCGCGGGTCCTGTTGGCCCTGCGGGTCCTGCTGGATCAGGTGGTGGTGGTGGTGGTGGAGGATTTGGCGGTGAACAAGGTGATACAGGAGATACTGGATTTACAGGGACATCATTCACGTGGAAAGGTGTATATAATATAAATACTACATATAATATAAATGATATTGTAGGATATAATGGCGGGTCATCAATTGTTACGCCTACATTTGGTAATTACATACAAACTTTTGTAGGAATAACACCTGCAGTGGAGTTTGAACCAGGTAGTTTACAAAATGGTTATGGTTCGGCTGCTAGATTTTACGGACCATCTGGGCTTACACTGAGTAGTGGGGGTATTCTATATATAGCAGATACCTTTAATAATGCCATACGTATAGTAAATAAAACCGGTCAGGTTCTTACTCTTGCAGGTTCGGTGACACCTGGCTTTGTAAATTCTACTGGAATTGCTGCTAGTTTCAAGAGCCCGTATGGCGTTGCTGTAGATAATTCTGGAAATTGTTATGTTGCAGATACTGGAAATAATGCTATTAGAATGATTACATCTGCTGGTGTAGTAACTACGATTGCTGGTAGTCAAAGTGGAATAAGTGGTAATACTGATGCAGCTGGAACATCATCAAGGTTTAATGGACCAAGGGGTATTGTGGTAGACGCATTAAATAATATATATGTTTCAGATACAGGAAATCATTCAATTCGTAAAATAGCTGCTTCTACATATGCTGTAACGACGTTCGCAGGTATTAGTACTGCAATTGGAAAAAATGATGGATTTGGGACAGCTGCGAGATTTAATAAACCAATTGGAATTAGATTTGATAATTCTGGCAATCTCTATGTTGCAGATTCTGAAAATCATATTATTCGTAAAATTACATTTGCTGTAAATGATGCACTTGGCGATGTTAGCACTTTAGCTGGAAAATTATGGCCAAGTAGTACATTTAATTTAATAAATTCTACTTATTTAAATTCGACGTTTGATACACCCGTTGGAATTACGATTGACAGTAGTGGAACTATATATGTATCTGAACTCGGTACTTCCTTGATAAGAAAATTAAATGGAGGAAATGTAACAACCTTTGCTGGTTCTGAAAATGGATTTGTAGATGGAGACGCGTTAGTTATAAATGGTCAGACAAATGAACCTGGAAAGTTCAATGGTCCATATGGTGTAGCAGTAACTTCTAACGGCACACTATATGTCTGTGATTCTAGAAATAATAGCGTACGCAGTATCACATACGGTATATTATATGACGTTCCTTTCACTTTAGAAACAGTTGTTGCTGCTGGAGCAAAGGGTGAGACTGGCTTTACTGGTTTCACTGGCTTTACTGGCTCCCCTGGTTTTACTGGTTTTACTGGTGATACTGGAACAGGAGGGTCAACTGGGTTCACTGGTTTCACTGGTTTCACTGGCTTTACTGGAACAGGAGGGTCAACTGGCTTCACTGGCTTTACTGGATTTACTGGAGTTGCTGGTGTTACTGGTTTCACTGGCTTTACTGGAGATAGAGGTAACACTGGCTTCACTGGCATTACTGGATTTACTGGCTTCACTGGCTTCACTGGCTTCACTGGAGATAGAGGTGTCACTGGCTTCACTGGATTTACTGGAACTGCAGGTGTAGCCGGCAGTGCTTCTGCTACTGGTGCTACTGGCCTTGCTGTAAATACAGTTGTAACTAATATTGCCGTTAATACTGATACATCTTCGTTAACTGGAATTGCTAATTCACTATATTACAATACAGCTTCTGTATACAATATATCTATTACAGGTGGATCGTCAGAGACTATTTCTCCAACATTTAGGAATTTACCTGTAGTAGCAAATCGTTTTTATGGAGTAACCTTTATTATAAACCAAGGTGCTTCATCTAGAGCAATTGTTGATGCTATATATGTGAATAATGCATCAAGTAACACGCCAATTAAATGGCCTGGAGATGGAACTGCTCCAACTCCTGGAACATCTAGTATAGATATTGAGACATTAAACTTATTATATTCTAACTCAACATGGACCGCCTTTGGAACTTATAATTCTTATCCATAGGTAGATGGTTAAGACAAGACGATGGACGAAAAGTCCAGAATATAAGGCATGGATTGAAAAGGTCTATAAGCATCGTAATAAGTCCCGACAAAAGGAAGACCCCGAGATAGACCTATGTGACTCAGAACGAGGATTTTGTACAGGCCATAAGGAAATTCCTAGACGCCTGATGCCCCAGATTTACGATACACGTCGTTTTGCCAGAAATATCAAGCGGAAGTACGGTATTAAGTCACATATGCAACGAGTTCGTCCAGACTCATTAATTCCTTCACAGGAAGAAATTAAAAAGGCTGTAGTGAGAAAAATAGGAGATGCAATGTCATCTGGAAAATATAAGGATGCTCCGATTGTCATATCAAAAAATAAATACGTGATAGACGGACATCACAGATGGGCTGCTAGAAAGAAATACGCCCCTACTAAGAAAATTAGAGCCTTAGTGGTTCACAAGAAGGCCATGGATGTTCTTGGTATTGCCGCAGCAGAAGGGCAGCCTAGGGAGACCTTTTAATTCCTTCGGAATTTTCTAGTTTTACGTTTAGATTTACTCTTAGATTTCTTTACAAATCTACGAGTACCACCTTTAGTCCAATTTGGCCCATGGAATTTTGGATTTGGAACTCGAACTTGTATTAGAGCAGCTGTATATATTCCTGCTTTTTTCTTAATTTGTACGAAATCACCACTTATATTAACATAAATTTCTTTGCCATCATCAATAGCAGATCCCATTTCTTGATACGTCCACCATGTTTTACCAGTTGGACTTACATCTACATTATATCTACCTTCTCCTAATTTTATAAAAATAGTAGCAGCTCCCTCAGGAACTACAATAGTATTAAATCTTGGTCTGACAAATCTACTTACCTCATGACCAACCATTTCAAGATATTTTAATTCTTCAGCATCTACGGAAGTCATTTTTAATTTATCTGGTACTCCACTAGTTCCTGAAAAGTATTCAGTTGGAACTTTTCCTTTAGCACTTCTTTTTTTTGTATTTATATGATCTGGGCCAAGTAATACGGGTTTTCCATTTTCACCACTAATAGCGCCAGATATAAATCCCATTCCAGCAAATTGTTGATTTGCAACCTGCTGAGTTCTACCAATATCTAAAATTAATTCACTATCTTTTTCTTTATTATCCGAACTCCAGAATGATGCACATGAAGAAAATATGAATATAGCAGGTCCAGCATTTCCCTCTCTTCTACGCACTTCATTAAAAAACCTTATATCAGAGCCTGTCTCAACTCTTTCAAATCCTCTTAGTCGAGTTTTACCAGGTGGAAAATGTTCATCTCTGAAAGATCTCATAATATCGGTATAAGGTGGATTTGGTACTTCTGGTGGAAGAATAAGAGGTTTACCTTCTTCTTGAGGAGGAGGGGCGTGTGGAAAGGGAACTACTGGCGATCCTTTTGTAAATTTATAATATGACCATTGAGGATTAAATTCATTTTCAGGTTCTAATATTAGGTTACGATTATATATCTTATCACCTGGTTTATAGTATACCAAATTTTTAAAAACCTGTTTTTTCTGATCATCAATAGCAGCTGCCTCAGAATTTAGATATGCAGCAAATTCTGCTCTGTTCTGAATAAGTTCCCATAATGGTTTATCAATCGTTGTTAATGTAGCTTCACCAACAGAGGCAGATTCAAATATATATGTATTAGGCGGAACAGTTGTATATTCAACTTTTCCAGATCGGAGGTCATATACACCATGTGTAGATGCGAAATATATAGGTGCCCCACCCCCACCTCCACCTCCACCTCCACCTCCACCTCCGCCTCCAGATATAAGAGCTAGTAATTCTTCCTTTGTAGACATAACTTAATTTATATAGATAAAATAAGTTATATTATTTAATTTTTTTAATTTAGCAAAATAATGAATAAGCCTTCTCATCCTCTGGTAATGGTTCAGATGAAACAAATTGCGTAAACAAGGGGTTTTCTAGTTGTTCTCTCGGAACGGCATTCTTAACCTTCTGCGCAATCACGCGATACAAGTCAAATCCGGGATAACGTTCAGATTGGTCAGTATCCCATAAAACATTGCGACCCTCTTCATCTATGAGCCATGACCACAGAACATTGAAAAGTTCAGAAACCGTTTCTTTCTGAACCCTTCCTTCTTCAGAACTTAAGACTTCGCCACCCTCCTTGTCCGGAGGAGGATTTTCAAGGAAAAGTGCCTCAATTATACTTACTGATAGACGACATAAGTCAAAAGAGGGATTTGGATAGATACGAGGTTCCTCAGGGTCATACAGAGGTCCAAAGTTATACTGAGTTCCAGCCTCATTCTCTGGCCAATAATCATCGCTAATGAATAAGGTATCGTTATGAGTATATATGGCACGACCAAAATCTATAATACGAAAGAGTTTACCATATGTAGGTACTTTCCACAAGCGACCATCTCGCGTCTTGTAATATAAGAACGGCTTATCAGTTGGCGTCCACAGAATATTATTACTGTGAAGGTCATTGTGTGTCATTGCCCATAGACTTTGGATTTGACATAGAGCGGCGATTACCTGGAAGATCCACGCAGTCCATCTTGCTTCCCATTCTGGAGTTTCGGCCTTTGCATCCATATGGGGACATTCAGGTTCTAGCAAGGAATCCATTGTATCTTTATTGGATTCTATGAACATGAGCATTGTAGGGAATTCTTTCAAGACTGCAAAAAATTTGTGTTCATTTTCTAAGTCACTGGAAAAATCAGTATCATCAGATGTGTGAGTTTTACTCGAGGAAGCCGTTGTTATCGAGGCAGAGTGAAGGCTACCACTGGCTTCATCAACTGAAACAGATTCCGTAGAAAGTTCAGATACACTTGATTTATCAGATGAACTTGAGCCATCAGATGACCACTCAGACAAATTATCAGGCATTTCAATTAATGGGTTTTTTGGATCCATTGGCTTGTCATCTTCAAATCCCACTAATCTGAAGACACCCTCCTGCTGTTTTCTCCAAAACCACGGTTCAAATCTGATATCAGGGAAGTCTTCCGTAATATTATAATAGTATTCCTTTGATATTGCAAGATATGCGCCATAGAATAAAGAAAAGTGAGGAGATTGGTCTGCCTCTCTGAACTTACTCAACATGTAACACGCTACAGCGTCTACATAGGCCTGATTATGCGGGTCGTGTATCTTACTGTATACCTTAGCAGACTTCCTCCCTGGAGCAGGTAAAGCAGGGTGCTTAGACATTGGATAATTGCCTTGTATCATCTTATAAGCATCGAGCAGGTGAGTAATCTTACAATAGCCAGAAATATCTGAGACTTCATCTGAAGCACGTCCATCCTTAAAGGCCCTTACTCTACCAGAAAAGGGTCCCGACCGTTGAGGAACTTCATCTGAGAAATGTTCCAAGTGCCACTTGTGGTCGAACCGCTGGAAGGGGCTGTACTTATTTGACTTACCGAAACGAACCATGCCGGGATAAGTTGTCTGAAGAGGGCTGTAGCGAGTTTCAAGTGCGGTTTGAAACTCGGGGCGTGGTTGTATTGTCCAAATCTGAGGACTTGGAAGTTCCATTGTCTGCAAGGAGGGGTAGGGAGATGACATTACTTTAAGAAAGGTGGTAATTTATAGAATATTGCGCATTATATTTTTTATGATGCGCTACGAAATTCCCTGATAAAAATATATGTCTATTAGTTCTAATGGCTGCTTCTGCTGCGATGAATTTACAGCTAAAAAAATTCAGCATGGCCCAAATTCCAGAAGACGCCGTTTGTATTTTCATCGGTCGTCGCAGAACAGGTAAGTCTACCCTTGTTCGTGATGTGCTCTTTCACCACAAGACCATTCCACTTGGTACCGTTATCAGTGGTACCGAAGAGTCTAACGACTTCTACAAAAAGATGGTTCCTCCGCTTTTCATCCACGGTGCATATTCTCCTGTAATCGTTCAGAACTATGTGAATAGACAAAAGCTTATCATGAAGAAAATCATGGACGAGCAACAAAGAAGTGGTGGACAGTCCCGGATAGACCCTCGTTCGTTCTTGATTTTAGACGACTGTCTCTACGACGATACATGGACACGCGACTTGAATATTCGCTATCTTTTCTTAAACGGTCGTTGGGTAAAGGTATTCTTCTTGATTACTATGCAATATCCACTAGGTGTTCCTCCGGTCTTAAGAACAAACGTCGACTATGTGTTTATTTTACGCGAACCGTATCTGAATAACAGAAAGCGCATCTATGAAAATTATGGATCAGCCTTTCCATCCTTCGAGTTTTTCTGTCAAGTAATGGACCAGTGTACTACTAACTACGAGTGTCTAGTTGTAAGCAACAACACACAAAGTAATAAATTAGAAGACATTATCTTTTGGTACAAGGCGGAACTGCATGGAGATTTCCGAATTGGTGCACCTGAATTCTGGAGCCATAGTGCAGCTCATTATATTGAAGCACAGACAGCAGAAACAAATCGCTATGACCCATCTGCCTCTGTGAAGCTAAAGGGTCCTCAGATCATGATTAGAAAATCTAATTAAGAATAAGAGGAATGAGTAATAACTGGAATAATAGTTTATCAACGAATTCGGAACCCGTTAATATCAATGGTTATGTGTCTGAGAATGAAAATAATATGGTTAAAACTCCTGGAGGCATTAAATTGCGTAAAATAAGAATACCTACTGCAAGAATAAACAAGCGCAAGAATGCAGTTCCTAGTGGTCCCAGTATCCTCAGAGTGTTAAAATCCACAAGTGAACATAAAAAAACACCTAAACCAGTAAGTTCAATTAGTCGCCCCCCTATTGTACCAAAAGCAGTTTCTAATGAACCACCACTGCCTTCTTCACCACCACCAATGCCGGCCTTTGTTCCATCTGAAGAACAAACTAACTATGCAGCGTCTTTCAATGGGAGTAGTTCACCGCCAATAACAGGCAAATTTAAAAAAGGAGGTAAAAAGACAAAGAGAACAAGGCGGAATAAAACTAAGTCCAGTCGACGACAATAGAACTCAGACTTGCGTCTGATTTAATGCTTGAATCTGGGAACTTTGTTTGTAAGATACCAATTATAATAGGAACTGCTTGAACCTTAACCGTATCATAGGTAACACTTGATAAATTATATACAATTTCGTCCATGAGTTTTCCTGGAGGAACTTGTAAGAAATACATGTGTTTCTTTTGACCAGTATTATTTATGAGCACCTGAATAATTCCATTTATAACTCCTTCTACATGATAATTTACTACAACCGTCAGGAGATTTTGGAATTTAATATTCCTATATTTTTCAACCAATATAGTTCTCTCATTTAACTCAGACTTTGATAAAGTAGCAGGTTCAGAGAATTGTGCACCAGTGGGTCCAATATTAAAATAAGTGTAAGGAGGACGTGTCAGGCCAGTTGCACCTGTTGACCCGGTACCGGTTGCATATCCAGCTTGTCCAGTAGGACCAGTGAAACCAGTTGGACCCAAACCGGTGGAACCAGTTGTTCCTATCATGCCTGTTGGGCCAGTAAATCCAGTTGCACCAGTATCACCAGTAGTTCCCGAATAACCAGTATCGCCAGTTTCACCAGTTGCGCCAGTGAAACCAGTTGCGCCTGTTGCACCAGTGAAACCAGTTGTACCAGTCTCACCAGTTGCACCAGTGTGACCAGTGAAACCAGTTGCACCTGTTGCACCAGTGAAACCAGTTGTACCGGTCTCACCAGTGAAACCAGTTGCACCGGTGTTACCAGTAGAACCAGTTGTACCAGTCTCACCCGTTGTACCAGTAGAACCAGTTGTACCAGTAGAACCTGTAAACCCAGTTGAACCAGTGGGGCCAGTTGTGCCAGTGGAACCTGTCAAAGTAGCACTTCCATCAGCGCCTGTATAACCTGTTGTACCACTGCAACCAGTAGAACCTGTTACCCCTGTGGAACCTATTATACCTGTATGACCAGTAGAACCTGTTGCACCAGTTTCGCCTGTTGCACCAGTTGCGGTTGTATTTCCAGGAGGACCTGTAAAACCTGTAAAGCCTGTAACGCCTGTAAAGCCTGTAACGCCTGTAAAACCTGTAAAGCCTGTAAAACCTGTAAAACCAGTAAAGCCAACTCTTCCTGAAGCACCAGTAAAACCGGTTGAACCTGTATTTGTAGCAGTTCCAGGTATACCAGTAGAACCGGTTGCACCTGTAAATCCAGTTGGACCTATACTTCCAATCTTACCTTGTGGACCAATTTGGCCTTGCGGACCAGTTGGGGCTCGTGGGCCGGTGGAACCGGTTGAACCTGTATTTGCCGCATATCCAATTAAACCCTGTTGGCCGGTTGTGCCCCGTGGACCGGTTTCACCTTGCGGGCCGGTTTCACCTTGCGGACCAGTTATCCCTTGCGGACCAGTTATCCCTTGCGGACCAGTTGTGCCTGTATCACCTGTGAAACCTGTGAAACCTGTGAAACCTGTATCACCAGCTATACCCTTTTCACCTGTGAAACCTGTAAAGCCAGTGAAACCAGTTTCGCCTTGTGGACCAGTGTCACCTTGTAAAGACATTATCTATTTGTTAAGTCAAAAAAAATAATATCTATATATTACACACGATTAAAGAATTAATAGGTCAGAAAGTCTCCACTTTTCAAATGAGCCG